CTACGGCCTCGTGCCGTCCTTGTACGCATTCGACCTAGAGGGCCCGGGCTCTGTCGCCCCCTACCCTGTAGACGCCAACGCAACCGCTCCGGTTCGGTTCGAGCGCGTGGGTATCGATTTGGACGAGCTAGACGCCAGCCTGCGGGACTACAAGAACCTCAGCACTGTGTACCCACAGGCCCGTGTGGACACCTCGGGCGGCGCGATGCTTCAGATAGCTGTCGGTGCCTCGGATAACCCCAACGACCTCAACCCGACGTGGGGAGACTATCAGACTTATGACGGCGTGACGAAGTACAAGCTCGACGTGAACGCGGCGGGACGATGGATTGCCATCAGAGTCCTCTGGGATGATTGGCACACCTTCACGCTGACCGGCATGGACCTCGACATCAAGACGACTGGACGAAGGTAACATGTCCGCCACCCCAGCTAAACTTGTCTCCTATGTCCCCCCTCCGCAGCCTACGCTCGGCGGGGACCAGCTCTACCTACAGCAGCAGCTGGCTTCTATCTCTAACGCCATCTCCACTCTCAACGCGGCCATTAGAGCCATCGAGGCTCGTCTTGTCGCCGGAGGGCTTTAACCACGTAGCTTATCACACTGTCCTCAAGAACGATGACGTTGTGTTTGAGCTAGAAGAACTGCGGAGACCCTGCGACGGGGCCTCCATGCTCATGATCCACGCCCGCTGCGCGCGGTGGTCTCCGCAGATTTTCAAAGAGACACTGAAGCAATGGGAGCTACTCCGCTCCGTTGTGCCTCAGCCTATTTTCGCTTCCCCACAGGTACATGACGCCAAGTGGGAGAAATTCGTTACGTTATTTGGCTTCCAACCGCTCATTGCAGCGGCCCCGTGCAACGACGGGGAGACGAGGCCCATTTGGATACACTATGGGAAGCTCCACCACCCAGACCCAGCAGTCGAGCACGACTCCGTGGGCACCGCAGGCCGGTGCGCTACAGACGGGCTTTGACGCTGCCGGTAAGGCCCTTCAGCAGTCGCAGGCTGCGGCAGCTAACGGCGCCCCGAAGGATTATACTGCTCAGTTCGATCCGGCCCTTCTCGGCCAGTTTCAGAGCATGTTGGGATATGCCAACGGCAACAACACCAACGGACTCAACAGCGCAGGCAACAACAGCGCCACCAACGGCGCTAACGCCTCCTCGGCTGCCCTGTCGCAGCTGACGGGCTACGACCCGACCAAGGCGAACAACTCCTCCACCCTGATCGACCAAGCTAACAAGTACGTAGCCGGCCAAGACATCGACGCGCAGGTTCGCAACTCGATGCTCGGCGCTACGCAGACGGCGCGCGACGTTACGCTCCCCGGCATTCAGCAGAATGCGGCGGCTACCGGCAACACCGATAGCTCGCGATCCGGTATTGCGCAGGGCCTCGTTGAGCGCGGCCTCGCACAGCAGTCAGCTGACCTCGGCGCAACGCTGCGCAACAGCGCATTCCAGAACGGCTTGCAGCTGGCATCGAACAACGCCAACGCGAACAACCAAGCGTCCCTCTCGGCAGCTACGAACGCAGCTAACGCAGGTACCGGCGCACTCAACGCGGGCAGCAACGCTGTCCAAGGCGCGATCAGCGGCCAAGGCTCGCTGTACGGCATCGGCACGAACGCCGGTCAGGGTCTCACTGCGGCTCAGCAGGCGAACCTTACCAACCAGCAGCAGCAGTATCAGGCAGGCATCAACAACCCCTACGCCTCCCTCCAGCCCTACATGCAGCTCGTCGGCTCGCAGCTGTACGGCAGCAACAGCACCGGCACCACCACGTCCCAGAACGACCCCGGCGCCCTCGGCATCATCGGCGGCCTCCTCGGAGGCGCAGGCTCACTCATGGGCGGCTTCGGCGGCATGGGTTGGAAGCCCTTCGGCTAAGAGACAATGAACCCCACTGACCTAATCAACTACGCAAACGCCATCAAGAGCATCGAAAGCTCGGGTGGCAACTACGGGCTCACGGGGCCTGTTACCCGGAACGGCGACCGTGCTTACGGTGCGTATCAGGTCATGGGCAACAACATTCCCGGCTGGACCCAGAAGCACTTCGGCCAATCGCTGACGCCGCAGCAGTTCCTAGCTAACAAAGAAGCGCAGGACGCTGTGTTCAACGGCGAGTTCGGCGGCTACGTGAGCAAGTACGGCAATCCGCAGGACGCCGCTTCCACTTGGTTCACCGGGCGCCCGCTGGCCCAAGGCGGCAAGTCGAGTGATGGTTACATCACCGGCAACCAGTACGTAGACAAGTTCAATCGACACCTGGGCCAAGACGGCGGCGCTTTAGCTGCGATCCAGAACGCAGCGCCGACGGGCGGCGGGATGCCGCAAGGTGCCCTCGCCTTCTCTGGTGATGCTCCTGCCGGACCCCAAGCACAGCCTACGGGCGGGGCGCAGGACGCTCCGGGTGTTCTGTTTCAGGGCGAAGGCCCGAACAAGACAATGCAGGTTGGCGCCATGCTGGCCAATGCTGGCGCAGCTATCGCTGGCATCAGCAACCCGGGCGCCGGAGCGAACCTCCGCGCCATTGCGCAGGGCATCTCCTCGCAGGGTCAAGGCAAGTATCAGTACCAGATGGGCGCCAATGGTCAGCTTGTCCGCATCAACAAAGAGACGGGCGCTGTTGACAGCATCGCAATCCCGGGCGGCCAGAAGGGTAACTTCGGCGTCGTCATGGGCAAGGATAGCGTTGGTAATCCCATTCCGCTCGGCAAGATCAATCACGACACGGGCGAATACGCGCCTTACGCTTCGCAGGCCACCGGCTCACAGGCGGGACCGCAGATCGGCGGCGACCCCAACTTGACCGGCCAAGAGCGCTTAGCCAGCATGTCCCCCGAAGATCAGCGTGAAGTCACGGCGATGCTAGAGGGGCGCGGACAGCCACTGACTTCGCTGAGCCTTCGCGACCCGAAATTGCGTGCGCGCTATGAAGCGGCTCGGGCTGTAGACCCCGCATTCGACACGGCAAAGTATGCCGCGCGGCAGAAGACGGTTGGCGGGCTGGCACAGTCCACCCCGGGCAGCCTAGGCGGCCAGCTGGACAGCAGCGCGGCTATGATTAGCCACGTTACCGATTTGGCCGACGACTACATTAAGCTGCACAACAGCAGCGGCTACGGAGCTACGCTTCTCAACGGAGCTAAGAACTTCACGTCAGCCTCTGGCAGCGAACGCGACCAGCTACTGAAGTCTATCGCCACCCACTCCATGAACTTCTCAGGCGAAGTCACGAAGCAGCTTTCTGGCGCCCCCGGTGGTCAGGAAGAACGGCAGCGCCGCGTGGACTTGATCAACCAGCCCAACGGAGCCCCTTCGACGCAAGCCGCTGCTCTGGAGGCCGAACTCATGGATGCGATCAACAAGCGTCAAGCGACATTGGACCGCGTGAAAGACACCATGGGCGAGGCTTTTGTTGCGCAGAATCCCCGCTTTGCGAAGCAAGAAGAAGCTTTGGCTAAGGCAAAGCAGAAGCTGGAAGAACTCCGGCGCGGCCCGGCAATTAATGACGAAGCTAAGCCCGAAGCGGCCCCCCAACTCGGACAAGGCTGGAAGTATCTAGGAACGAAATAAACACTATGCCTATTTTTGAATTTCAAGGCCCGGATGGTCAGACCCATTCGATTGAGGGACCGGAAGGGGCTACTCAAGAACAGGCTTTCCAGATGCTCCAGAAGCAGCTCGGGGGCCAAAGCGCCCCCGCTGCTCCCAAAGAGAGCTTCGGCTCCGACTTAGCTAAAAGCGTCGGCTCCGGCTTGGAGCAGGGCACGGCTACTGCGCTCGGTCTCCCGGGTGACGTTGCTTCCCTCGCGCACTCTGTAGCCCCGCAGCGCGTCATTGACGCCGTGAAGGCTATCCCGGGCGCCAAGGCTCTGTATGACCACCTCCCGGGCCGACAGGCCATCCTCGACAGCGCCTCTGATCCGCTTGTCGATCCCAACTATCAGCCGCAGTCGGCGGCCGGTCGCTACTCGCAGGCCATCGCCAAGAACGCGGGCCCCGGGCTCGCTACTGGTATGGGCCCTCTGGCGACCACGGCGGGCGCCGTAGCTGGCCAAGCGGCCTATGACGCCACCGGGAGCCACCTCGCGGAAGCTGGCGGCAACCTCGCGGCCTCTATCGCCGCCCCGCTCGCACTCGCGCGCTATGGTGCCCGGTTGGGCCTCAGCGGCCGACAGGCCATGATGCCGCTGCAAGACGCGGCGCAGGTACGCGACATCGCGAACGCTCACTATGCGGACCCGCTTCTCAGGGATACCCGTGTCGCTCCACAGGCTGTCAACGGCCTAGCTGGTGACATGCAGCAGGCCTTGAACGATGGTCACGCGAGGCATCGAAGCCCTAGCTAACCGTGGACCAGCTGTCGGCCCTCCGGCCCCCATGAGCATTGAGGAGCTTCACAGCTTCCGCAAGACGCTCGGTGAGATGGGGCAGGAAATGGGTCCTACCTTCCGCCCCACCGAACAGGCGGCGGCGGCCGGTCGAGCCCGACGTGTCCTCGATCAGTACCTAGACAACATTCCGTCTCGCGACGTGGTGTCCGGTAATCCTATCGATGCCGTGCAGTCCCTGCGTGACGCCAACCGTAACTGGATGGCACAGTCAGGAGCTACCCGCGTCGGCAACATGATCGGCAACGCGGAGGTGCAGAACGCCAGCACGCACTCGGCTATGAACCTCGGTAACACCACGCGACAAAAGCTACGGCCTCTTCTGATGAACGACGCCGCAGAGCTTCGCCGCACGGGCAACGCCGACGTTATCCCTGAAGTCGAGCGGGCGGTCTACGGCGGCCCCCAAACGAACATCGCGCGCACGGTCAGCAACATGCTGGGCGGCGGCGGCGGTATCGGGTCCACCATTATAGGCCACGGCATCAACGCGGCTGTAGGTGGCGCGGGCGGCTACGAGGGCTACCAGCATGGCGGCATCGGCGGAATGATTGCCGGTACTGCTGCCGGTATGCTCCCCGGAAGGGCCCTGCGTATGCTGGCTAACCACGGGACAGCTAGGGACGCACGGGCTGTGCAGGAAGCGATGCTGGCCAAAGCTCCGGTCAATGCGAACATCGTCGCGCGCAACAACGCAGCTAGGCTGGCCAACGCTCATATGTACTCAAATGCAATTGGGCAGAACGGTATCCCAAGTATTCTGCTGAATGCCCTGATGCTGAAGAAGTATGGCAGCAACTAAATTCACTAAGGCGGATTGGGAGAACCCCGAATACCGCGCTCGAATGAAAGAGCGGGACGCCAAGACCAAGCAACTACGCAAGGATGATCCTTGGGCAGTGAAGACTTGGGGCGTCCCCCTCGGAATAGGTGGCAAGAAAAAGGCCATCCCGCTTTGGCGGGCCGCCCACAAGCTTGCCGATAAATATTTGGATTACATGAAGAAGACCGACCAAGCACCATCCACTCTGGACGTCGCGGTCATCGAGCGGCCAAACATCATTCCGCATACGGAAATGGCCGTACCCGACAGCGACGAAGAGAAAGCGGTTATCGCTTTACGCGAAGCCTTCCTATTAGCTGTCGGCCCTACTGCAATCCCCGAGAAGATCAAAGCAATTAACACTGTGCTCAACTACACACGGGCTAAGCCTGAGAGCAGCACTAAGCTGCGTGTTGAGAAGGCTGAAGATTTTCTTGATTTGATTGCAGAAGTACGGGCGACCCCGGAAGATTAAAACAAGCATGGCATTTGCAGACGCCGCGCGGCGTCGGGAATACAACAAGCAATACAACGCCGCCAATACGGATAAAATAAAGGACGCTAAGCGCCGCTATCGAGACTCAGGCAAAGAACGAGACACCAATCTGCGCAAGCGGTACGGCATCTCGGCGGCTGAATACGATGCGATGCTTGTGCGCCAGAATAATTGTTGCGCCATCTGCGGGAGTGCTACTCCCGGTGGCAAGGGCACCTTCCACGTAGACCACTGCCATAACACAGGGGCTGTTCGCGGGCTGCTCTGCAACGGCTGTAACGTCGGTCTCGGCGCCTTCAAGGACAACAAGGAAGCACTGACCCGAGCGATCAAGTACCTAGATGACGCCTAAGCAAATCGAGACGCGCAAGCGCCTCCGCGACGACTTCGCCTACTACTGCGAACACTGTGTTAAAATCCGCACCAAAGAGGGCACCATTGCCCCGCTGATCCTCAACCGAGTGCAGCGGCGCTTCGTTGAGCGCATCACCGACCAGCTAATGAGAACCGGCAAGGTCCGCTTCGTTGTCGTCAAGGCACGACAGCAGGGACTGAGCACCGTTATCTCCGCTTGGCAGTATTGGTGGCTTAGCCAGCGCAAGGCCCAGAAGGGTCTCGTTATGGCCCACGTTGCCGAGAGCACCACGACGCTCTTCGACATGTACCACCGTATTCACCAGAACGTCCCGAAGGTTGTCCAGCCGTCCACCAAATACTCCTCGCGTACCGAGTTGGTGTTCTCTGAGTTAGACAGCGCATTGCGCGTTGCTACGGCGGGCGGCAAAGGCGTTGCTCGCGGCGAAATGCTCAACGTCGTGCATCTGTCTGAGGTGGCCTTCTGGCCCGACACGTTCGCACAGACCAACTTCAACGGTCTCATTCAGGCCGTGCCCGACAAGCCGGGTACCGCTGCGTTCCTTGAGAGCACAGCTAACGGCATGACCGGCGTTTTCTACGAGCAGTACAAAGTCGCCAAGAGTGGCGAGAGTGGCTACGAGCTGTTCTTCAGTGCTTGGGTAGAGAGCGACGATTACCGAGACGACAGCGTACCCGCAAACTTCGTGCGCGTCCCTGAAGAGGATGCCGTCGTAGCTACAGCTAAGCTTCTCTATGACATCGACGTCGATAACGAGCAGCTGTGGTGGCGCAGGCGCAAGATTGCGCTCAACGGCGCCGACATGTTCAAGCAGGAATACCCGCTGACGCCGGAGGAGGCTTTCATCTCGACCGGCCGCCCCATCTTCAACCCCGACTATATCGTTGAGCGGCTGAAGACCCCCAAGGCGCCCATCAAGACGATGGCTGTTGAGGAGGTCTACGACCACGACACCGGAAAGCGACTACCGCTGCGTAAGCTGCGCGAGCACCCTCGCGGTGAGCTGAAGATTTACCGGGAGCGCGACGAGAAAGAAACGTACACCATCGGCGCCGACGTCGGCATGGGACTTAGAGCAGGCGTCAAAGGGCGCCCATCAGACCCTTCTGTCGCCCAGGTACTCGATAGCCAGCTACGGCAAGTCGCGGTGTGGCGCGGGACCGTTCACCCTGACGTATTCGCGGATATCCTGATAGCGCTCGGCTACCACTA